TTATACCTCCCTCACTTCTGTGCGTTCAAAGTAGTTTTCAAATCTCTCGTATGCGGCAAGCATTGCATCATATACGGTGTCATTATCCAGATTAAGTGCTTCTTCTTCTGAATTAGTAACCAAGCGGCTGTCAACAACGTCCATCGGTACAAAGTAGTCGCCTGACTCGTCATATCCCATATAAGCCGTTACCTGACCATGTGCTTCAATGTCGCCAATGGTTAAACCGATAAGCTTCACAATGCAAAGGATTGGCTCGTATTCTGTGTCTTCTGGAATGTCTAATGCGAGGTGTTGGTAAGATTTGATCATTTGTTCTCTCCTTGGTTTGTATCCTTAGAATACCACAGACTTACGGATTGTCAAGCATTATTTTCAAGATTTTTGATTATTTTCTCAATTATTTTGCGCTTGCTTTTCAACCATAAGAGAAGGCTTTTTCTGAATTTGTCAGACATAGGGCGTTTGCCTGTTTCAATGTCATGGACGTATTGTTTACCAACGCCTGTACCGTTGCCAATGTCTTGAAGGGATGCGTTAAGACTTACGCGGAGGTTTTTTAGGTCGGTCAACTGTGGTCTCCTTGGTTGATACGATTACTGTAAACTAAGACCTACAATGTGTCAAGCAATATTTGAGGAGATAAATGTCATCGTTTCGAATTATAGGTGAAGGTATCAAATAGCCAAATTCTTAAAGGCTTTTTTGATCCCTCCATATATAACTCAATGAATAACTTCTGACCTTTTCGGTATGGCGGATTCCAATCAAATTTATCCTCGCCTGAAAATGTGATCGTGAACCTATCCTTTCCGGGAATTTTAACAAAACGACTTAAATCATCTGTATATCGATCCAGATTCTCGTATTTAAATTCTTGCGGATGTACGCTTGTTTGTACTTGCCAAACCAATTCCCATCTATCAATCGATATGGCCTTGTCAGAATCGTTAATTATACTAATATAATCATCCTGATCACACCAGAGCGAGGCTCTAATCCTCTTTCTACCTGTGAAAATATCATAAAATGCTTTTAACAAACTGACAATTGCACTTGATCCAAATTCCATACCCAAATATCAGAAAAATATCTTTCAATTCATGTGACGGACAATGCCGCAGTCTTCCTCACGAAAACCCCTTGTGCGCAGCACGGCAGCCCCTTATAATATTCAAAGGAGCAATCATGTCACGCCTTTACACACCAGAAGAAGAAGCCAAGCTTAGAGAAAACGGTAAGCGCTCCGAGAGCCAGGACATCGACCCGGTCCCGGTTGTAAAACTGTTTGCTACCAATGGCCGGGCGATCTGGTTGCTCACAGAGCTATCACCATTTTACGAGGGAATGGCCTTTGGGCTGTGTGACCTGGGGATGGGTTGTCCCGAATTGGGTGACGTATATCTCCCCGAGTTGGAAGAAATTAAACAGCGCAACACTGGACTCCCGGCAGTTGAGAGGGACGATAATTTCAGCCCAGAGCATCCGCTGTCCATTTTCACAGAGGCAGCAAGGTTATTTGGGCAGATTACGGAAGATCAGGTAGAACTTAGAGCTTTTTCGAAGACAATAAATCCTAGAAATATTTCATAAGTTTTAAGTAAATATCTACCTCATACTGATTTCATTATAATAAAACCTAAACTAAATTCTAATTATTATGATTGCGGCTCTAGTCGTTTATGTTGTCGTCTGTTATTTTATTGTACAGTTATTTTTTAAGAAAAAGGACAATATTGCAGGAATTGCTATAACGGCCATTCTTCTTGCAGCCATAGGTCTCGGCGGTGCTATTTACTGGAGCCACGTATCGGTCAGATGTACCGCCCAAGAGTCTCCGGTAACCATTGATCAGTTAGTTGGTAAATGGAAACTTCCTAATGACATACTCACTGTCACTCCGGATATGCGCTTTGAAATGAGAAGTACCGGATCAAGCAATCTCACTTTTATTGGAGAGGTAACAATTGAAGGCAGTTTAGTTACATTCATAGAGGATATTAGACCGGAAGCAGTTACTAATAACAGATGGCAACAAGTAATTGAAATTTGTAGCACAGATGATGAGGAACTTAAATATCATAACATATCTGGATCTTACGCAGGGTCAGATGAATTAAAAGAAGTCGCTACAAAAATCAACTAATCATAATTTCATACGGAGCATTTCTTCAATCGGGCCAGATCATGCGCCAAAATTTTGCGCTTCGTCTCAACGGTATCCAGCGGATGCGCCATGATCGTGCGTGTCCACGAACACCCGGTATCAACGATCCTCGTCTGAGCGCATCCAGCCACCAGCCCGCAACTCAGCATCAATAGCACTATCCGAAAGCTTACGTGTTTCATGGTCAATTTTCTCCCTTTGAGAGGTGGCTTTGACTGCTTCTTTGGTGGCAATTACGTTCTGGTCGGCAATGGCAAGCTTTTCACCATCTGCCTTACCTCGCCAATGACCGAGGGTATAGCCAATGTTCAATCCGATGATTACAGCGGCCAGATATAAGGCATATTTCAGGATTGTAGGCATAGCTTAACCTCAGCGCTTCTGCGGCGTTCCAACCCTTTAAGACGTTTCCCTTTGGCGTACACCCATTTCAAAAGTTCGTTACAACCGCCCACAACATCACCGGCATTAAGCTTTTTCAGCATGGTTGATCTTGCAAAGGCTCCGGCACCCACGTTATAGACAAAGCTACCTAGGGCGGCGCGGCGCGTATCAGGCATGGGAACTTTGACCAGACGGTCAACAGCCGAGATCGCCTCTCCCAATTCAGCGTTTAACAGCCGGTCACACTCTGACCTGCTGCGCGTCTGGCCGATCTTCACGCCGGAAGTGCTGCCGTAACATATCGTCGGGATACCCACGGGATCGAGATACGACATAAGGTTTAATCCCTCGTAATATGTCACAATCGGAAGGGCAAAGGATATCGCACCTGCAACAGCTATCCCGGCAGCGCGAGAATTCATTTTCTATTCCGCAAATACGCTGATAGTGCCTCGTAATATTTTGGCATCAGCAAACCGATTTGCAGGACAAGATAAAGCAGGGTCACAATCGCCACCCACTCATTAAGCGTATAGCTGTAAAGGACGGCTCCACTGGCTCCGACACCCATTTTGGCAATCGCTATCTTTTCGTCATCCATTCTGGTCATGCCCTCAATTTAGTGCTCGGTGTGTAAGTATTCCATGTGATTTATGCCCAGGCTCTCATCACAAATCGCCAGTCAGTTAACGTAATTTGTGCCATCAGGCCGTTGTCTTTTCTTTGAACGAAAGGCGCATTATTAACGCCAGCCCAGATATTTGTGGCGTTGAAGCCTACTGACGCCCCGCCATTCGTGTAATCGTTGTCTTTCGCCAGAGGCACTTCATCTCCCACAGAAAAGCCCAAAACGGCGTTTTTCGCCCTTAAAGTTACCATGACAAGCTTTGGGAAAGCGCCTAGACTGTGGGCGACACTGACGACGGTGTTATTGGTAACTGTCTGCTCAGCGCTTTCAAAAATCTTCGTAAATCCAAGCCCGGCTTTTACGTTTGCTGGCGTTGTGCCGCGATCAGTCGCTGTTCCAGTTCTAAATTCTGCATCTGTGGCAATTTCAATTATCCCCGCGACAGTATCGGAGGCGACTGGTAAAGTCCCTCTCAATTCAAACCATCCAGAGGCAGACTTATAAACCGCCTCAAAATACCCTCCATTGGTCAAAACATTAGCAGCCGGATCAGCGCCGTTCACTTTGATATTCTTGCTACCGAGGGAATTGACGTTGATCGTGGTCGCCCCGGCAGTGTTGGCATTGGTCGCGAAACCCTTGATAGTCATTCCATCTGAATAACCTTTGGGGACAACCGGAAGCGTGAGAGTCAAAGCGTTTGCCGTGCCAGCAACTACTCCAAAACCCTCGATAAAGTTCAGGTTTTCATCACGGGTTGGAACGACATCAGCAATAAAGCCCAAATAAACGTTTTTCGTACCAGATCCAAAATTCACAGGGGCGTTGGAGTAAGATGAGCGTAAGACAGTAGTCCTGGATAACGTGTCACTGGCTGCATCTGTTACAGTTCCTGTCCCACATTCCCAAGATACGATAACACCGAATGCGTCAGCCTGAGTAATCGTGTATGGAACCTTCGCACCATTCCCCACACCTGTTACAAAGGACTGGAAACCAGCGACCGGACCTTGAAGTGTAAGCGTTCCGGTTCCGGTTGTTGTCGAAGTTTCAAATACGCGGTCGGCAGTTTTCAGGGTCATGCTGGAATTTCCTCAATCCGGAAAGCTTTGTTGAAAAGGGAGAACTGATAATTCACCTTTGGATTAATTGTTTCTATCGTGCCATAGTACGAGCGGATTTGCAAAAACTCTTTTGCGTCCGGATCTGGGACAAACAATACGTCCTTCGTCCGGCCACAGGCCAATTCCAGAGCAAAGACCTTACCGAAAGTATCGGCCTCATTCAAGTATCCAAGGGCAAACTCAGCGGTTTTGTATTTGACGAACTCACGTGGGATCTTCCCGCCTGAGGCAACCCGATTAACTCGGGACGGATCGACAACACCCTCAGCCAAACCGTAATCCATATTTGTATCAGGCTGGAATGCTTTGCTGATATACAGCCTTCCAATATCAATATAGGCCGCGCCGGTGTCCACAATGTCGATAAACCAATAGCGATAGGTCTGCGGTGAAAAGAACGACAGGAACATATTTCTTTCCAGTGGATAGCCGCTGTCAACGAATGTGGTCTGATTGGATCGTGCTGGTAAAAGTCCTGTATCGTATGGTGCTGTTACGGGATTATTGGTATTTGAAGCCCGGACACGGACGGACGCAATCGCAGAGCAATTGTGTGCTATTAATGCAACAAGGTTGATTTCTTTTGCAGAGAGCAGGTCAACCGTCAAGGCAACGGTATCCCCCAGAACCCGATAGATGGCTTTCAAGTCCATTTTTTGAAGGTTTGCAATCGACAGGTCGCCAGTGCCGCCAGTGCCGCCAATCACACCGGCATCGGACAAAAGGGCATTTGCTAAAATCATATTCTGCATAGCTACCCCCAGAGTTCAAAGACAGTTGCGCCGGTCTCGGCGTCTTCCGAAACACCGGAAACCATAAAGACTTTCCCGGCATCAAGATTGAACCGATTGTATATCAATTTCACTTGATCGCCAATGTATAATTTAAACAAAGCGCGGTAAACAGTGAGCTGGAAAACCTGCCTTGGTTCGCCGTGGACTAAGACAAGACGGTCAAGCAAGGCCTGAGCGTCGGCCTCATTTGCGATATTGGTGTAGAAAATCTTTTCGATCATTTCCTTGCTCTGACTCCGTATCGCTCGGTCTTCATTGGTCAGATATCTATATTCATTCGAGACAAAGGATCGGTCTGCATCGGTCGTCGCCGCGGCGAGTTCGCTTTCATCCTGCACAGTCCAAGCCGGGGCATAGGCGACGGAAATCCGCCAGGCTGGTTTGTTGATCCGGTCGAGCTTAATTCCCTGCTCGTCAATGTCATTAATCGTGAGGGTCGTGCTTTCGAGGGTTGGCGGGGAGACTGTCCCGGCAAACAAAAGTCCCTGTCTTGTGAATGTCCAGTACGCCCCTACCCCTGATATCAGGTCGTTGATCGCGTCACTGGCCGTCATATTTCGATTGATATACGTTCCCACATCTCCCGTTAAAACAGCGTCCAGATCATTCAATGACCCGCCGTCGATATATTCCGGCTCAACCGGGTTCAACCCTAACCGCGTTGTAACGATACGCTCGATAATTTCACCAGTCTTTGAGACGTAACCGTTGGCGTTCTCACCCTGAACATCCATTGTAATACGCCCGGCAGGAGTCGAGCCAAGTTTGATAAATCCTCCTGAAAGTTGGGTTTTAAACTGTCCAGCGGCAACACTCGCGCTCACAATGTCTGGAACATCCCCTACATTAGTAAGAGCAACACCCCGGTCCCGGACAGCGTCTACGGAAAGAATAGATCCATCGTGGATTTGATAAATCAGGTTCACCGAATCCACCAAAACAGGCTCAGCGTTCTTGATCACACCGTATGCAAGCGGTTTGTAGGTGTTGGCAATATCCGCGCCACCGTCGATGCCACCCGTGCCACCATAAATTCCGGAGACAATCTGCTGGTCTGTCTTGGATCGGTTGTCTTTAATCGTCAGGGTAAACTGTTCGTCGTCCCCGTCAAAGTCATCAATCGCTCCATCAAAGATGGTTGCAAAGTCCTGATATCGAAACCACGTCGCCCCGGCTTTCACTGTTACGCGTCGGGATGACCAGAAATAGTCCACTAAGCGGTCAAGGTCTCCATCACCATTCTGAATGACGATAGAACCATAGGATTGATTGCTGTTCCCAAACTCATCATTGGACAGGACCGAAACGTCAAACTGGAAAGCGTTGTTGACACGGCCGATGAAGTATTTGTTTGCCAGCGTATCAGTTGGCTTAGTCACAAATCCGACATCCGATAAACATACCAGTGTAACGCCACCATAATATTTAAAACCGTATTGACTGATTGACAGCGTTCCGAAAGGCGGATCTCCATCAAAAGTGTTTTCCTGAGTTAGATCGTATGGATATGCCTCAATCAGATAAACGAGCTGTGCATCCGGGTTTTGTTGAAGGATTACAAAGGGATCGGGTGTGGACTGGTCAAGATCGTCCGCTAACTGGCTTATTGCCAGATCACCGAAGAAATTCAGGTAATCGGTCATGCTGCGACTTTCAGGTAACTTGTCATCCGTTCCATCACCTTACGCATCTTTACGAGTTCTTTACGGTTCTGTTCCTGCTTTTCAGTGTTTTCCTGCATCATGGCTGCCATCTGTCCATTGCTTCGGACAATGTCCCCGGCAGCATTCCCCGAGAGCGCCATAATCCCCGCTGTCTGGCCTGCGGTGTAGACTTGTTCACCACCGCCCATACGGACAAGTTCACGGCCTTGCTCACCCACCATGGCAATTCCCGGGGAAGCTGAATTCGTTCCCTTTGCGTACCCGGGAACCCCAGCGGCACGGGCAATCTCGGTCACACTCGACCGGACAAAACCCTCCAATGCAACAAAGCTGACGGATGATGCATAAATACCACGCCCCAGCTCAATCAACGTTGCTGCCGCCCCTAATAGATCGCTTGTAACGGTCAGATCACCCCCTTGGGCTGTTTTCAGAAGGTCGTCAAAGTTCTTCTGAGCCAGACCTAATTTATCCATTGGGTTCAGGCTGGAATTGGCGCTCAACGACTGTCCATCGAGGAAAGCCTTGAAGGTTTTGGTCATTTCTTCCAGACTGGAAAAACCCGCCGCCTGAGCCTTCAACGCTCCAATCGCGGCCTCTTTCTGTTTATCCAGAGCCTTTGTGTATTCTTCAATCGGCAATCCCAGATCGGTAGCGCGTTTGATCATATCTGAGAACTGGACATTCAGATCAGCAATGGCCTTGGTCAATTGCTCGGCGACGGACACAGGATTGAGCGTGGCCTCATACGATTTACCAAAAGCAAAAGCATCCGACAAAGCGGCTGTATTACCAACACCTACTTTGTTCAAGATGGTCTGGAAGGTTGAATTTAACCCCGAAGTACTCGCAACAACGAGCTGCTTAACAGCGTTAAGAAAGGCTTCGGTGTTATTTCCGTAGTTCTGACCGCCTTCAATGCGGAGACCGTCGCGGCTACCAATAGTAAACCCGAAAGCTCCATTTACCTGACCGCCAACGTCTTTCATCAGCGAGGCAAGAGCAGATACTTCATTTAGGACTGCATCACGAAAGTTTGCGTTCTCCTGGCTGAATTTCTTGCCGGTCATTCCGCTTGTTGAAGTCGCAAGGCTGTTCAGGTCGATATATCCGCTTTGAGCTTTGTCCGATGGCTTGCCGCCGCCAAACAATCCACCAAGCGCTGAACCGATAAAACCGCCAATACCTGCGCCAATCGGGCCACCAAAAGCACTACCAATCAAGCTCCCGCCAATACCAAGGCCGGAATCCACGATCATATTACCTGAACCAAGACCCAACAGCTGTGCGCCTAGGCTTCCAATACCACCAAATGCAGAATTTCCAAAAACCTGTTGAAGCTGTGCCGTCTTACCGAAACCTAATCCAAGGCTGCTTCCAAGCTTACCACCAATACCACCGAGTGTTTGGCTATATCCCGTACTGAATAAGCTGGAAACACCGCTGAACATACCTCCGCCTGATCCTACGGTTGTTGCGACATTCCCCCCGGTGCTTGATGCTGAGGCGATTGCCCCGGATGAAAGGCCAAACATCCCGCCCACAGCGCCAACCATAGAAATCACAATTGGGCGGGCAAAAGCCTGATAGGCAAGATCCGCAAGAAAACTCTTAAATGTGTTCTTCCAACCATTCAGAAGGGCTTTAAAACCACCGTCACTCTCGGTAAAGGCTGATTTAAACGCATCCTTAAAGCCGTCATCAACCTCACTGGCAAGGGATTGGAAGGCCCTACCCAGTGGACTATCGAGTTCCGCTTCTACTGCCAGTTTGTTCAATTCATCACGGGCGTTCTTGATGTTTTTGGCAATGGCCTCGGATTGCTCGTTCGTCTTGGCGAATGGTTTCAACCGTTCCATCTCAGCAATACGGTCGTAAAGCTGTTCTGTTTCCGTGCGGGAATCCTTAATCGCGTCAGTTAATTCTTCCTGAATTTTCTTCTGTGCTTTGAGGGCTTCTTTATTCTCATTGCCCTTAGCAGCAATATCCTTGGCAATTTTGGCATAGTCCTGAGAAATAGCCCGTTGCTCCGGTGTAATCACTCCACCGACATCATCGCCAAATAAAGCAGATTCACGCTCTTTTCTTGCTGCATTCGCTGATTGTAACGCACCGCCAATATCACCAGTCTGGAATAGATCAATCTGTGTTTTGTCAATCCCTGTCCAGGAGGGGGCGTTACGCTTAACCCAGTTCATTCCCTTAATAGCTTTATTGATAGCAACTAGCATCAAGTTTACGGTTTCAGATATGCCAGCCACCATGAAATCAAAAGTGGTTGCGAGGCCGTTGTAAATCATTTTCGCACCTTGACCAACGCCTCGCAATGCTATCCCAATACCATTTGTTGCTCCGGTCGCACTGTTCGCCTGTGCAATAATCTGGTCAAAACTGTTGACCATCTGTTTAGCGCCTTGAGCGGCGGTTTTGGGGAATTGCTCAAATTCCAACCGTACTTTTTCAGTCTGGTTTAGAATTGCTGAAAATACATCGCCTGACAAAATTTTGCCACTATCTACAAGCGTTTTCATCTGACCAGTGGTAACACCCAGCTCATCGGCAATCGATTTCCCGACCGCCGGAATATTCTCCATGATTGAGTTAAATTCTTCTGCTTGGACTTTGGGCCTCGAAAGTGCCTGTCCTAACTGCATCAAACCGGCTTTCATCGCATCGGGTAAAGCGCCCGACGTCACACCAAGTTTTGTGACTGTCTCGGTGAAAGACAGCATATCATTATTGGTGGCTTTGATTTCTTCACGGACGAACGAAAGACGCTGAAGAATGGAAAGGCTGGTCGCCATCTCACTTCCGGTGGCATTGGAGATGCGTCGTAATTCGCCCATCATCCGCGTGGTTTCCTGCGTGGTTCTGGCAACGCTTCGTAATCGGGCTTCCATGACCGTGTATTGATCGGCCATCTTGACGATCTGCCCGACACTCATCACAGCACCCAGCGCACCAAAGGCTCTTGCAAGGCCATTTGTCGCCAGTGTTGTGGCTCTTACCTGATTTTCAAGCTGTTTAGTTGAGCTGGTGGCGTTCTTACCGGAAGAATTGATATCATCGAGTGATTTTTTTATGGTACGGCCACCGGAAGGATCTCCGGTAATACCAACGACAATATTTACATCACTCATTTCGACCCCTTGCGCTTCTCTTCAAATTGATAAGCTGCGTTCTCCAGTGACCTGATATGGCTTTCCAAAACTGTGAAATCGTCAATGTCATTCACTCCGTTTCTCAACGCCCATCTATCAATAGAAGACCAAGGTATCGGGCCTATGCTCATTCCAATCGGTTTATCATACCTCAACTCTTGGTATGCAATCAAGTAGAAGTCCAAGCCGGGGAGAAGTTTAGGGCGACGCTCTAATGCAGCAACTTTTTGTCCGTCTCGCTGCAAGCCTTCAAGAAATGAAACCTTATCGCCCCATTCCGTTTCCCAGACTAGGACTTCTGTGAGTTTTTTGCTTCGGCCTCAATTTTTTTCTTCCGGTAGTTTGCAGCGTCCGAGGCATCAGATTGAATTTTCGTGAACAGATCCGGCGCGGCGACAAACAGATTAACCAAGCCTTTCTTCGCAGTTGCGTCATAAGGAATTGTTACGCCATCTGTGGTTTTCAATCCCACAATGACAGTTTCAACGTAAACTTCGGCCATCAGCTTATTGGCTTTCGTATCTTCTTGACCATCAACTTGATCGCCACGGGTTTCTAGATACGGAAGGATTTTGTCCTTCATTGCCTTGGCGTAATCGTGGTTCCGGTGGATGGCACGGCGCAAGACGAATGTACCGTATCGGCCATAATCGAATGCGACACCAGCCTTGGTTTCCAGATTGGTATCTGTCTCAAAACCTTCATGGAGCGTTGTAAGGAATGTTGCAAGCAGGTCTGTGGCAACTTTCGGAGATGCCTTTGTTTTCTTGGTCATTGAAGTTCCTTCGGGGGTTAGACGGAAGCGATCTGCCCGAACAGACCGCCCCCTAACTTGCAAGTATTCTTAGGCATCCGGGTGCCAACTTGTTACGGTGTACGCGTAATTCTTAATTGAGCGGCTGTCGTTGCGTCAAAGTATGCCTGGAAACTAATCTTCTGCATCACGTCCTGATTGTTACCGTCTGCGGAAACGTTGTTTGCAGTCAGTTTCAGTTTCGGAATGAAGAAAACGTATTTGAGTGTCGAAGCACCACCAAGAGAGAAGGTAAGATCAGCGGCTGTATCGGCCAAGAACAATTCAAACAGTTCCTGACTGTCGAAATATGCCTCCATCTCACCAGTAACCACACATTGCCCGGCACGGATGCCCTTGCTGGCTACTTGACCCATGACAGGCTGTTGTTCAAGGTTGTTGGTGATGTTCAGTGACAGAGACATTAACTGAACCGTCCCACCGCCTGTGATTGACAGGGAGGCAAAGTTATTGGCTGCGTTGATGACGGGGTTGGCGTTTGGTTCTGTGTATGTCGCCCCGGAGATAATCGCCTGAGCGGAAGTTGTGGTCTGGCACATAATGTTGAATGAGCCGGTAACAATCTCTTTGGCGCGCATATTCAGCGAAAGACTGTTGACGACTGATCCGGGGTAACGGTGGAATTGGTTCGCTGTCGCGGCATAAGTCTTTTCGATCGTGAAAGATTTACGCGTCACACCGTTTTTCAGGACGTTTGTCGCCCAAGTGCTGTACATCAGACTTTCAAGGAAATCATCGAATGATCCGTATGAAAGTTCAAAGTTGATATCCCCGGCTGCTTCCTGACCAACACGGGTCATGTCAGCGACGTTACGATCCGGGCGGATCTCATTACTGGAAACATACTGAATGGACGGCGAAAGGCTCTCACCGGTGATGCGGGCTTTTTTGAATACCGGTGTCGCCGGTGTCGTGCCGTACGTTACTTCGGCAACATAGGCAAGGCGGGTTTGTGAGGAATCGGTCATGAGGGGTCTCCTTGGTTAAGCAATGGTGTCATAATAGAATTTGGAAAGCACGTTTACCTGATACCATCCCGCGCCATCGTTACCGATTTCCCGCGCCTGAACGTCATAGAATGTTATACCAGAAATTTGTTTGCCTTGAAAGATGGGAATGATCAGATCGACCTTTTTCCTCGCGTCCAGACTTCCCTGACCCTGCGGCTGGAAAACCTGCGCTGCGATCAATCCGTAACGTCGAAACTTATTGCTGCCCGGTGATCCGATACTGGCCTGATTGCCGTCGTAATGGGAAATGTTGAACCGGACCCAGGTTGTTGTTGGGATGTCAAACTTCACATCATCATATGCGACCTTTGTTGTGTCTCCCCATGCGTCCGAAAAGATCTTGCGGATGGTTTTCACTGCGATTTCGTAGTTCATTTGCCACCTCGCTTGGCTAGGTTTTTCGCCTGACGGACGGCAATATCAATGCCCTTTTCAACAAAGTTGGCCGGGGCTTGCTTGGAATATCCGTCATTCAATCGATGAATGTATGGCAGGCTGTTCGAAATGAATATCGTATCACCAGCGGTGTATTTAATACCTGGGTTAGTATCTGGTGGCGAGGTATTTTCGGTGGTTTTGTAATCAATGTTGTTGACGGCAATATTCCAGTTACCACGGGCGCGGCCTGTATCGACTGGTGTAGCCAGAATGATGTTAGCATAGGCAAGAATGGCTGTTGAGCGCACAAGGTCTCGATGAACCTTATACACTTTATTTTCCATGGCAGCTCTGATTTGATCTTCTACTGTCATTTTTCCAATGTATCCAATAAGCGGTTTTTCAGCACTTCACACGCAGCAACTCCGGCGTAAACATTGCCCTTCATGCCCTCGCTGAAACTAGTAGTAAGCTGGTCATCAACAATGGCACCCACGATACCAACATCTAACAGGAATCCTGACCTGACCATCTGAATAGCCTCTTGAAGAATAACCTCAGCATCTGTCTTCTTATGGGACTGGCTGTGGATCAAATAAACAGGCGCACCACCGTTTTTCATTTTGACCTTACCAATTCTGCAACCTGTCATTTTCTCACCTGCAATTTGTAAATGATTGGCGTGTCGCCCGGCTGAATTGTGGACATAGGGATGATCTTGTATTCGTCATTACCGTCAACAATTGTGTCATTGTGCTGTGGTGGGGCTAATAATTCTGCACTGGCAATCAAGACCTTTTTATCGCCTCTGAGGATAATAGTACCGTCAATCTCTTTCTCTGTAAAATCGGTAAACAGTGCCTTTATGCTCTCCTCGGCAGATGTTGACCCGGTAAAGCTGTCATCAGAAGGATCATATTGACCTTCGTTGTTCCGGCGCAAAATAACGGTACGGCCAAACTCATTGATCTGCTCTTTTGCCATCTCGGCCATTATATCATAAAAGCTCATACACGCACCACCGGGACGTTAATCCCGCTTCCTGAGAGGTATGGACGCAATAGACCGTCAATGGCTGGGCGCTTAGTATTGGCGCTGGCAGAGGCGAAGTATTCAATCTCGATCACGTCAACCTTCTTAGATTTAACCTGCCCCTGTGGGCTGATTGAGGGGCTTAGTGATCCCGTGAGAGCTTCCAGTGCCAGCTCCGCAACTGCGGCCTTTACTCTTGTGGGAATTGTGTCGTATTCAACCCCGGCAATGCAGGCGCGAGGCCATACCAAAGGTTGATCATATTCTACCAAACGGCCACGAAAGGAATATTTTTGATTAATGTAATCGGTTGCTTTAATTAGAGAAGCCTCTTTGACGGCATCGGTGCCAGTCCAAGAGGTATTTCCACGGTCGGAGTGAAATGCGTTTGCGTAATCAAGCGAACAAAGGGAATTCGCTCCTTCTACAATGCTTCCATCTTCGACCGTGAATGGCATTTAATTAACCCAACAAAGCGAACAGATCGGCTTTTTTGGTTACGCCGTTGTAGTCAATGCCACGCGCGTCCAATTCAGCTTTAATCTGAGCTGTAGTCGAGTTTTCAGTGATTTCGCCATAGTCGCTCCCATCAGCTTCGGCTTTATCAGCTTCTTCGATAGGGTTTTTCTCAACTGTGCCAGGCACTCCGCCATCTGTCGCACGGACAGCCGGGGAATTCTTCATAGCGTCTTTAATTGGTGAGCCGCGCTCGTCAACTGCATCTTTCTCACGTTCAGCTTTTTCCTTTGCAAGTTTAGCATCACGCTTTGCGTAGATTTTTTGACGTTCGGCCTGAATGTCGATTTCTTCTTTAGCCATTTTTTGTACTCCAAGATAATTAAGAGGTATTTAGTCGGTAGGGTAAATTTAGCCCGGCGGTTAAACCGGGCTAAAATCAATTAAGCGATCTTATGGACGAACTGGACGATACCGATGTTCTTCTGGTCGTATTTCAGTGTCCAGTTGCTTGTCGTCGCCAATTCAGTATTCGATGGTGTCAATTTGACCGGTGTACCAGTCCATGACACGCCTGTCGGTGTGAACATGAAGCGTTTACGGGATACCAGGTATTCCTGACCACCGGATGTCAAAGCGTTACGCTCTGTCTCTTCCGGGGTTTTAACACCACCTTCACCAAACAGGATCGAACCTTCGGCAAACAGGTATGTCTTATAGATACCGCTGCCGTTGGTCATTGTATCGTCGATGATGACACGCAGATCGCCATAGTATGCGATTTTACGAGCTAGACCTTCTTGAGGCGTGATGTATGTGATCAGGTTGGCCTTTTCCAGAACGGCAAGGGACTTGCTGTGCATGGCAATTGCGACCAGTTTCGAGGAGCGGTCACCCAAAAGGTGCTTGGCGTCGATGAAGGAATCCGCGTCGATAACAGCCGCAGCCCCTGAGCCACCGGAAATATCCAGCACGTTTGCGGTAACAGCACCGACAGCGCCGTTGAGGACGGAAAGAAGTGTTCCCTGATAGTGGCGTGACCAGAAAGCAGCAACACGATCAGCGATCAGTTTCATAGGGTCTTGACCCAAGAAATCCGCGACAAGATCGGTTGAACCCCAGGATTCGGCACGTTCCATGACAGGAGCCTTACCGGAGCCAGTTGTGACTTTACCGACAGTGATGTTATCGGCTTCGTCCATAATCTGACCGGAACCAGTCAAGTCATTGAAGAATGGGAAGATAACTTCTTTACCACCAGCGTTCAGGAGAGCCTGAACTTCAGGGGTAACATCACGGCGAACGATGCCGGACTGCCAAAAGGCGTTTGTTTCGATGGATTGTTGCAGAATATAGTCTGATACATTGGTCGGCAACACGCCAATATCTGAAAGTTTTGTAATAGCCACGAAGGACCTCCAAAAAAGAAAATGAAATTGTTCTTTGGTGGATTCCGTCTATGTGACTTTGCATCCCGCGCATCAAATAACGGCTTACGCACCGTTGTATGGAAGCATCCCGCTATCCGCGCTCCGGTCATCCCGACCAGTGCGATTAATTATAAACACGTATTTTAATTTTATGCAAGCATTAAAAAAGCCCCGGTTAAAGGGCTTTTGAATTATTTTCCTGCGGATGCTTTTAACTGCGCTGCTTTGGCCGGATCGTCTCGTTCAATCTCGGTCTGCTTCGTGAGGTTGAAGCCTTCTTTTGACCAAGGGTTGTCAGCTTTATTTGGTGTACCGCCTCCTGATCCGCCTGATCCACCGCCACCGCTGCCGGGTGCTACGATATAATGTTTCCCAAAGTCTGTGCCTGCCCAAGTTTTGAGATACTCGTTGACCGGCATGTTTTCGATTGTAACAATTGGTTCACCGCCCTCATAGTCAACTTTTACCTTGTCATTGAACATGGCGCGAACAGCGGGAGCGAAAGGCGCGGCAACTGCAATCTCTGTAATACCGGAATTTAAGGCGCTATCAACATGTAGTTTATTTAATTTACTGGTTGCGTCTTCCAATTTTTTATTGACCACATCCAACGCTTTTTTGCTGGCATCTTCCAGCCGTGCACGTTGATCGGCAAGTTTTTGATTAACATCACCGCCGCCGCCATCTTTGAGACGATTATATTCTTCCATATTGAATTCATCAGGCAAGGAGCCGAATTTCTCTTTCATCTCGCCTAGCTGGGTTTCAATAGCCTTTTTCTCATCACGGGAAACCTGTAAGGATCGTTTCAAGCCCTGGACTTCCGGGTGACTGTCATACCCCTCAATGTTCAAAACGAACTTGCCATCCTTCTCCGTGTATGCTGGTTTAAGGGCTTCGTCTACGCCATCAAGGTTGTCGAGGATTGCTTTTAGTTTCATTGGTCTTCCTGTGGGTTCGGGTTTAGCAGTTTTTGTTAGGACAATTTTCTGTCAAAAGTATTTAAGCTTGCCTGTTCTGTAATTTCAAACCTGCCGTCTGCGTGTTTACGTGCCACTACATAACCGGCTTTATGGCGAAGCAAAAACTTGTAAATCATTATGGCCAATTGGAGACGGGAACACATTTTGATCCTTTCGGGTGATCAGGTTTCTCGGGCTTTAAGTTCTTTTAGAGTATAGGTTCTTCCGGTCTTGTCAACGAATTTTTCCAGAGCCTCGCCGGATCTGAAACGTTTTGCGCGTTCAACGCCCAAGACCTCTTCCTGAAAGTCAATGCTCTGCTTTTTCAAAAACTCACTGAATGTCGTGCTGGCTGGAACCGGACCAAACACGCTGGCCCTATCTCCCACTTCATCATTCTCAAAGTAGGCTACCAGTACCGATCTGCACCGGAAATGCGCGGGTAACGCTGGCTCTTTACCGAGATCATAAACCTTCCCGTCACGCGAGGCACAAATAAGCGTGGTTCTGCTGTCGAGCGTTGCCACGTATTGCAGCTTCTTAACGATATCAGCATTCGCATTGTAGACCTCCTGCCTGGCACGGTTGGCGACATGGCTCACCGCTGTCCGGGTGACGGCTTCGGCGTCCCGGCGGCTGATTTCCAAGATACCGTCTTGATACTTTGCTTTCTTGGTTCCCCGTATTCTTCGGATGATCTGGTCGGTTGTCTGGCCTTCGGTGATACCTATACGTATCGCATCCTGAACACGTTGGAGTTCTTCCTGCGCCAGTCCCTTCGCCCAATCTTTAAGCAACCTGCCTCTGAATGGCTGGCTGGTGACGATGGCTTTGAGCTGGGCATTGCTCGGCATGGTGAAGGATGCCTGTACCCCAGCTGTCTCGGCTAACCGGATCTGAAAGTCTGCTTCGTATTGGGAGAAGTCGTTCATTTCTCCCGATATCGTTTTTTCGATAACGGAATAAACGTCCTCGCGCTTCTTGCGGATGTCTTCCAGAAGCTTTTCAAGGCGCTTTGTCTCTGCCGGGGATAGGTTGAACGCCCTGCCTTCAATACTGGCAAGCCGTGCAGCGATAAGCTCGATCAGGTCGGCCTCTGTGTCATTCAGAAGGCCGATGATCTTCTTTAACACACCGCCCTTGTAGCGCTCCAAGTATACAGAGTGCTTGATCTGGGCTTCAAGAATGCGTTCGTTTACTGTGGGCACTTAGAACACTTTCTGCCTTTTAAAGCCTTTTCAGCGATTTCATATCCATTGGTATCCCTTTCAAATATTGAGTAGCCACCGTGATGATCGCGGCGATTTGACCAAAATTTCCTATCAGCATAAAACTCCAACGCCTTGACCAGATCGCTATCGTCCTGCTGTAAGGCGGCGCGGATTGTTTCGAGTTCACAATCCCTAACAATCAATTTTTTCCAACCAGAAGCAATTGGATCAACAGGCTGATTTAATCTATCCAAAGCCGCTGCCTTATCGCCTGTGGGTGCTGCTGGAACCAGATCAGCGCGGATGTATTTTGTTCCCTTTTCGGGCCAAGCGCTCCATAACCCATTTGCATCTTGATATAAATACGCAACATCAGGCATATGAGTGGTGGGTTTTGATTGATCGGTCATTAGAAATCACCTCCATCACATGGTATTCCTTGGATATGTTCACTATTTTCACCGCCAGAATTAACAAACTCATAAGAATTATTTGAATGAATAACGTACAATAATCCCGCCATCGACATTAGTTTTAATGTCTGTGGCCACTTTTTAGCAAGGCGTTTCAGAGAATTGATTGCATCTTGTTCAGCTTTATTAAATTCGGTCATTCGCTTTTCTCCGGTGGGGTTGGTAGTGAATCAACGATAAACTCAATAACAGATACGTACTCCTGCATAGGCATATCTCTAATTAATCGCCATACTTTACCCGCCTGTTCACAATCTGACCCTTTACGGAAAGCAGTATGAACAGCCTCTCCAATAAATTCTATCAGACGTTCCCTCGTTAAATCAGTCAATGTGCTTCTCCAATTCTTTCAGGTCGTATTCGTCAACGCCAGCATCCTTAAAAGACTGCATCGAAAAGCCGCCCGTATTATGATTTGGCCGCCAATCTTCCAAGCGGGCTGCATTTGCAAGTGCTGTGGCATAGCCTTGAATAAATCCATCCGTTGTTGGTGCTGTCTTAGCGTATATCAGGGTGAGATATTCCTTCGCAGCGTCCATGATTACATGCATTGGTGACGAGTCTGCCCAGTTTCTCTCAAGTAAAGATGCCAGAGCAATCCCTAATTCCAGCCGTTCGCGTGTGATGGTCATGATTGCACCGCCTTTGCTTTGGCAAGTGTATTCTGTGCAAAAATGACATCTGGATCACTCTGCTTTTCCTCATCGCTAATGTATGAAGTGTAACCAAAACCATCAATCATGCGCTCCAGAGCGTCCACAAGATCATCATGAGCATTACAGGCTCGGACAATCAAATCGGCATTTGCTCTGGTTTCATCAGCCTCCCGTTGAGGCGCGCCATCGTAGACAGGTGTCAAAACGTTGGCAATCTTGTATCGGCAACCGAGTACAGTGCCACGAATACGGATATAGTCTTTATCAACTTCCTCAGGAAGGATGCGCCAAGGTGTCGGTGTGTGTTCAGTCATTCTCTATCTCTCTGTTCTCTCCCTGCAATGATTAAAGTGACGGCTCCATCAGAGAGAATATGGACGAGAGGGGATCAATCCTACCGTCACGGGGAGTATTCTAGGATGATTTTTATGGGATGTCAACGGTAAATTGCAGATCCAAAAGTCCTAATTTATGTATTCGAATGGCTCTTTTCTTATTTCGATACTAACCTTAGCTTCTGCCTTTATATTGTGAGGGGAAAGCAAATCTAAGTTGAGATTGAAATCTACCTCGTATGGTGTTTTTGACACATCATAAGTGAGGCTCACGTTTCTCATTTCATCAGTGAACTCGTATAGTACTCCATTTTTGTCCTGTGCAATCATGGTGAAGCTCATAAACCCACGCTTTTCTTTTAAAATTAATGGGTAATTCCCTACTTTTCCAACTGGCAATTTTGCCCAAACGGACTTCATCGGATAAGAAACTGGCGCACCCTCAATGTACCCATGAATTCTGATCCCTGAAAATTCGACATCTTTTGAAGTTAGACTTGCGCTCGATATTCGCAGATAGTACAGATGGTTTTTGGTGTTATAAAGTGGCTCGACATATTCTTTGGAATCACTTGGACTAGTTGTGTTTTCCGCGACTTCGGCCTGGACTGCCGGGAACTTACTAGAAACAGTCAAATAGGTAACAATAATACCCGATGAAGCAGATATCAAAGCTATTAAAACCGATTGCCTGAAGTTCAATTTTGCTACTTCAATCTCTTTATCAGATGAGCTTTTTCGTCCTTTTTCCATTTACTTAAATAGAGATCAACATATTCGCAAATAACTGAATATAATGCATTTAACTAGTAGGAGCGGTATTTACTTACTTTTCGGCTATTTCACTCAACGTCGGACCATCCCCCTCAATAGCATCCTGCTCTTCCTCAAATGTCCGCTCGTCTGCAATCCATTCGCTGTATTTAAGCACGTTAAACAGTGTTTCCTTGCTGATCTCCCCTGCCTGACGTGCTGATACCCATGCTGTCAGGTCTGCGCCGGTGAAGTTCGGCGGGAAGAAGTCACGGTTAAGCTCAACGGATATATCTCCCGGTATGCTCTGCCACTCGGCTGCGAACTTCAATGCTTTGGTGATCTGGCGTTCGATAACCCCACAGGTTGCCGACAATACGCTACTTTCACCGCTGCGTTTGATTTCATGGGTCTGGGCTGCTTCTGCATCTTTCTTTTCCGGGGCAAGCATTCTCGCTCCCAAAGAGGCCATTTGCTTTTCTTTACGATCAAGGAGGTTTTCGAGGGACTTGAACCCATCTGCTCCAACGTGTGCGAACCCAACTTTGCTCTCTGCATTCGGCAGTAACCACGCTGTTCCGCTTCCCAGAGCCAATTCTCCAACGTCTTCCTTATCCACGCCAGTGATGTACGGTGTCGGCAATCCAGACACATGAGCGCCGTTTTCAAGGTCTGCGCTGTTCTGGTAATGCGAAATGTTAACGTCCACCAGCGATTCAATCGGTGGGGCAATAACGGTCATGGTGGGTTTACGGGGGGATACCGGGTAAAACGGAATTTCTGTAATGGCTGCGCTAGCCTTGGTAGGGATGATCCGCTCGTATTCAAACCACTCAAATGCATCTTTATTGGCTGCTTTGGCCTTTTTCTCAACGCTCTTCTTACGCCAAACAACCTGATTATATGCGCCTTCGGTAAGAGTGAGCTGTCGGATCTGATGTTCCTGCTTGCCTTCATCTGATTTATAATTCTCGCTCAACCATACATTAACGATCCGGTAAGCGTTGTTTACCCGTGCCAATTCCCAATTCAGAATACTCTCTGCTTTGTAGAATGTGAGGTATGGCCGGATCTGTAATGCGTCAGCCTGGGCTAGGGTGATGTTATCAGCGGCTTTGGGCATGTCCACCATAATACCGCCACGGCCGACGGTTAGAACGTCATAAAGGGCTGTCTCGGCAAAATCTGTAAGTGTTTCGTCTGCAAGGGTAATGTCTTCCAGCCACGGTTTCATCTGTTCTGGAACTTCAATGACCATTGGCTTGCGGAATACCAGCCCGGTCATGGCGTCTACTGTGCGGCCGGTGGCATTGTAGAACAGGGCGCGGGAACGATACTTGTCGTATGCGGTGGTTTCCTGACCGTCCAGCATGGGGAGATATGCCTTGCCAGCCTCTTGAATGGCGCGTTGCCCGGCTACTGCATCCCGGCAGCGTTTCCAGACTGGTTCGAACTCGGTGTATTCTTCGTGCTTGTCGTCTGGCTGCATTGCTGGCTCCTTGGTCGGTTAAGGATAACACACCGCCTAAATAAGACAAGAAGATATTTGAAACTATACAGAACTTACTGCCGGAGAAATTTGTTTAACGGCCATGAAGCTAGAAAACCCACTCGATATTGCGTCTGATTTTGGCACAATTGTGTCAACAACAGGCTATATTCGAGATTTCGGGAAGTGGTTCTATGGCCTTATAAATAATGAGTGTGAAAGTCTCAATTTTCACTTTAATCGGCGATCCGATATTAAAAAAAAGTCTTTTGCTTAGAATGTATCTAGATAACGCACTCTTTTAAGAATCCTTTTTCTTGATTTCTCCGGTGGAGTACCTATGTAGTCTAAGTTCCGCCAACCCTCTTCATTGTCACTCCACGCTTCCTAATCGGATATAAATACGTAATGCAGTATCCACCGCCGTCATTCGGGTGGTCGAATCCTGATTTCTTATCCGGCTCGCCCTTCTCATCCCAGACCTGACGTTCGAGTGATTGAGTGTATTTCGGGCATTTCCGCGTATTAATCAAATATCGGCGCTCTTCATACGTGTTACAGAGCATGGCGTTCATACTGTTGATCCGGTCTTTTACTGACGGATTGGAGGCATCGACCTTGATTTTATACCCGGCTTTTTTGAGCAATGCGATATCGGTCTCACTGGCGTTTGTACTCTTGCGGTTATCCCCTGACGCATCGGGATACACGACGATCTCATGATCTGGATAGCGTTCATCTATCTTCTTGATCATAGCGGGTGTGTCGAATACGTCGATCAGCTCATCCATAGCGCGAGGAAGACCCTCACGAATACCATGAACGATCCCCGCCATCTTGCCGACGTTGAAATCCATACCGATATGCAGAACCTCTCTGGGTTTGATCGTTTCGTCGGTATGGTTCTTCCTGCGGTCAAAGCAGTAATAAACCACCCCTTGATAGTTTTCAAAATTAGCTTCGTATTCCTGCCGGAAGGTTCTTGGATCGAGTGTTCGTCTGGCAGCGTCAACCTCTTCATCCGGCACGTTGCCCCCGTCGAGTGTCGTGTAAAGCCAGCTCTTATGGTCTGGTTCGGTTCCCTGACCGGCTTGGTAAGTGTCGTAACAGTGGTTAAATCCCTTGGGTGTTCCGATCCTGAGGGCATGGCCTCCCCTTCTCAGCTCTCCGTCAACCATGTACTTACAGGTGGAAAGCATCGGTCTCAGGACTTCATCCCAGGCTTCGTACGGACAGTCTGCCCACTCATCGATCAGGACGAAGAATAACCCAGATCCCCGGAGATTGTCGTATTGGTCTAATCCCACGATCCGGATGATATGGCCTGTTCTCAGGGTGATTGAGCACTCGGTCTCATTCGGCCGGCCGTCTCGCCATTCGGGAGGGATGGCTTGTTTCAACCGTCTCCAGAATACCCTTTTGGCCTGTTTGAAGGTTGGCGCGCCGTACCATATCTCGTCTTCAACGCTCACACCCCATTTCATAGCCAGTCGTGCGGCTCTTCGCATCTCTGCTTTACCGAGGAAGGTCTTTCCAAAGCGTCGTCCACACACGGCATCACGGAAACGGGCGGTCTTCTGCCATCCCCATACGAAGATGTTTGCCTGTTTCGGGGTTAAATGGACTGGACTAGAGGATTGGCGCATCCGGCACGCTCTCATCCGGGCTTAGGCTGTAATCCTCGGGTACTGTCAATCCCTGAGGTGGCGGCTCTGCCTTCTTACTGTCGTAATGACCTGCCGCCCTGCCCCTGGCGATTTCCGCGCTGATGGCTGCGGTGTATTGATGGCGAAGGGTTGCCTTATCTCGAAGGTCTTTAAGGTCGTCCAGATGCTGTTTGAGCGTTATTTGAGCCGTTTCTATGGCTGGTTGCCGTAGTTCTGCCAGTCTTGATACAATCTTGGGGTTATCTATTAACTCTTTCGCTGCTCTATGTATACTAGCGTCCTTCATCTTGGACACGTCATAAGCTATGCGATAAGCGTCACTGAAATTTACGCCAGTGAGGATAGCTTGGCAGAAGTCTTCCTGTTTCTGGGTTAAGGTCAATCATGCCTCTGTGGGTGGGGCTGGTAACGGCTGCCAGTGCGTAAACAGATCTTTGTGGTAAACTCCGTCAATGGAAGCCCATCTCATGTTTTCATCGACAGAACTATCATCCCAGCTAACGACCATGTAAATATTTGTCGGAAGATCTTGAAGTGCCAGAATTTCCGTTCCGTCTCTCGGTGCCGTGCTGATATCTTGCCAGTTATTTGAATGAATTTGATTTTTGATGACCTTTCCAAACAGTCTGAATTCGGAAACATCCCCAATACGTACATATGTGAGCGGCCAAAAGCCTATTTTCTGAGCGTATATCATCCTACACCGCCACCCATCCGCGCTTCATGTAATATTCACGGTTTATTACATACACGCCAAAGGGATAAATAAGATTTGACACGCCATAGGTCATGCACATCAGGATTAGGGAGAAGATTGAATGTTTAAAATTGCCCTTCAACAGGAAATACAACGGGCCAAAAAGCATACAGAGGAAGAATGAAAACGGCGTTGTGGCCGTCTCAACATAGTTATTGGCCGGGTTCTTAAACTTGTCTACGTACTTTGTCATTATGGCCTCTTTCGGGTTGAGCGGTGGTTTATTATATAAGTTTATTATATAAGGGTCAATAATTTGTTTGATTTACTATTCAACTCCTTTATTGTCGATAAGATTAATTCTTTTTACAGCGAAGCTTCCAAGATTCAGCTCTAAAAATATACCGATCACCCATCATGCTTCCTGTTGCAACGTTATCTGGTAGATCGGATGAAGTGGAATCATTAAATTTTACATCTCTATAATCTCTGTGTTTCCGATAATTTTCATAGGGCCATACAGAAAGCTTGCAACCTTGTGCTACTCGGACGGATTTAGGTGAAAATGGCAAAGAAGCGCTTTTTACGTTTCCAGTTACTACAAATTCTTTCCCTTCATAATCAGGTTTGCTATAAAATGCAGTGGTCTGAAGCTCTAAAATGAAAGGATCACATAATTTTCCCACAGACTTTATTTCTTCATCCCTACTAATTTTCAGACCAGCTAGCTCTTTTTTTAGGGATTTTAATTCGCTCTCTTGAATCGAATAATCTATGTTTTGATGTCTAAGAACATTTATTGTAGAATCAAGCAAATGAATTTTTTTTCTAAAATTCGACTCCTCATACGTGTATTTCAAATCAATCCTTATAAGGAAAGCCTCCTTTGTTTCAATCCAATCCATTTGTGAAAATCTTAGCATTGGATGTACCATCTGCCCATATGAAGTAGTTGAAGTAAAAAACACCAAGATTAATAAAGTTCTTATCACACTCATATAGATATTGTTATGTTCACATAAATATAATTAATTCATAAATCTTAGCAATAAAAGCCGTTTTTTTGTTAAATGGGTCATTTCCAGTACACCTTTCCCTTCTTCTCATCTTCAATCAGATTAGATGCAAACCAGCCCCAAGTATGATAACGCAGGAAACCTATCAATAATGGAATACAATATTTATCTCGATCAAAGCCGCCTTCATACATGCTGCGCGATCTTCCCACATTTTTATGAAAGATGAAAAAGCATTGCCAAGGCCATAGTATTTTATATCTAGTAACGTGCATCAGTTATTCCCCTCAAAAGTAACCGTGTATTTCGGTGCCCAGAACTTCCACCATGGTCTTGGTATGTAGCGTACTTTCAGGAATGGGTTGAAGTATTGTCCCCAATCGGCACTAGGAAACCATCCCACCGGCTCTGCGTCCTTATCCGGTCTGTCTGCGTAAAACTTATCCATTATTTCTCTCCGTTGGTTAAACCTTACAGTAGCCGTAACGGATACGGGTGTCAAGCAGAAAAATAGTGAGAAGCGACAATTAACACATATAATTACCCAGCATGTTTAAACCTTCGGGGAGCGGTCTATGTCCGGGCGCTGATCCGTTAGGCATTGTCGCTATTACTTGTTACTCACCGCCAAGCTGAAAGGATAGCTGGAACCGAATTGTTGAACAGGTGGTCGTACATTTTCGCCGTATCGATCCGGCCCACGCTATGTTGCCCGCTAAGGCCAGGTACGTTCCGAGTGGTATAGAACACAATTGTGTCACCCTGTCCAGAAGTGCCGTGCCGTCTTATCGACTGGTGCCAGTTAACTAGCTACACGACACATCAAGAAAGGCTCCGGTCATTACGCTGGCCGGAAAGCGTTGGTCTAAACAATGGAGATACACAGTGTATCATTTCTGGTTACAATGTCAATAGGATTTTATCCAAACATAAAAGAAAGCGCCTCTAAATGCTCTCGGGACAGGCGTGTGTCTGGAAGGAAGCTATCGAAGGGTTCAAATTCTGTGAGGGTGTAATCGGTCATTCCTTATCCTCCTCTGGCTTCGGATTGCATTGATCGCAGCCATTCCCGACCATGTGTTGGGCGAAGGTGCATTTGCAGTTAGGCCATTCTATTTTATTGGTCATTCATCAACTCCATCATGTTCAATCTGACCCTTTGAAACATACAGGTAATCATGAAATTCGCATGCTTCTTCGACCAGTCTCTTTGAGATATTGAATGCCTTGGCTGCAGCAGAAACAGATGAATTTCCTATTTCTTGGCAAATAGACCAAACCTGAATGCCATCGGCCAGAGTACCAATTCTTGGTTTCCCCGTTTCAAAATCATATCCGTAGTTTTGCTCAATAAAGTTTGTCATTCATTCTCTCCTATGCTTTGATGTTAAAATTTATGGTCATTTCTGTTCTTCCAAGGGATTTTTCTGCAAGTATCGACCCATCCATTCCAGCAAATAAACAGCGTCATTGTAATACCGCTTTGCATTTGGCTGTTGCCGTATTGGGCTTGGGATAGCGGCCATGCTTACCTCTTCATCACGCCACAATAAGGCTTCTGCTAATGCCCATATCAGATTTTCTTGCACTGGATCGGGTTTTGGTTTTTCAAAAATGGATTTGATCTTTTTGATCGTTTTTAGCATTGGACTTCTCCTTGGTTAAGCTTTGATGTTAAGAAATACGCGTAGTCTTGTCTTCCAGTCCTTTGGTCAAGTGGTAAACTTGTTGAGAAAGGCCATCAGTTTACTAGGGTTTAGCTTAGGAACAGGCGCTGGTGGTCGCCAATCATCCTTGTAAATATTCGATTTACCCCTATTGCACGATCCACATAGCGGTTGACAATTTGTAAATTCCAATTGCAGTTTAGGGTACTTTGAGCGGGGTTTGATATGATCCACATGAATCACCACATCGTTTCGCTTGCAGCACAAGCAACGCGCTCCGTAATGACGAAGCACACGATAACGTAATTTTTCCCACTCCGGTGAACTGAAAAATTCCTGATCTGATTTAAATTTCTTCAAAATATGGCCCTACTCGTTTGTTAATGGCTAATGATGGGTTATCGTCTGAACCGTAATTCATTCGCTCGGTATATCGCGTGGCGGTCATTTCCAGCCATCGGGTGTCATCAGTGCCATGGATCATATAAAGCTGATCACAAGCCTTAATCAATCCCTGACCTGCAAATGTTTTACCTTCCTCGTTGGTCTGGCTTAATAGGAAGATCCAAATGTTATGCCGTTTTGCAAAGTCTGCCAATCCCTGTGCTACGTCCCGTAAATGCTTTTCTTCTGTCTGTCGGCTATCCTGTCCTTGAACAAGCTGCCAGTAATCAATGATGGCTCCTGTGATTTGATGCCGTGCAACCGCTTCCAGGAGGCGGCTTTTCAATTCGTTGAAGGTTATGCCGGGCGCATCCAGATAACGGATTTCGGTGTTAGGTGTCAGCCCTTCCCATGTCCTCTTTCCCTGAATGAATTCCAGACTGTTGAATTTTCCTTTTCTGGCAAACTTCCTTTGAGCAATCTCTGTTGCTCCCATTTCCATTGCTACATAGAGGTGACGGCAACCGTTTTCACCCAGATTATAGCTGATTGTGGAAGCAAGCAAAGTCTTACCCGATTTGGCCTTTCCGGAAAATCCGTAAACTTTCCCTCTGAACATCCCTCCACCCATCAGAGCGTCCAGTCCTGTTAAACCTGTCGCAAAATTTTCCTTCACAACCCCATTAGAACGCATGTCAGATAAAATCTGTGTCTGTCCAATGATGCTGTCAGAACGCACCAATTCGGCGCTCATCCCTTGCAGCATGGTGACGCTTGCGTCATGGTTAGCGCTCATGTCATTTGCCAGACTAATAACTTCCTGCGCCCTCAAAATGGCTTTTCGGCGCATTGAGTGGCCTTTGACGATCTGGCAGAGGTTCTCAAAATTGGTGATCGTCACCACCGAGGAAACAAATTCTGAGGGCAACCATTGTTCCAATCCCTTTGCACTGAATTGGATGGCAAGGTTCGTGGTGTTTAGGGTTCCGGTCGCGTAATACTGATCTTGTATAATCTCGTAAGCCAGAGGGTTGATGACGAAATCCTCCACATCCAGCGAAGCAATCATAAACATTTCCGGTTTCAAGATCAGGATACCTAAAATCTGGTTTTCCAGCTCCTGAATTAACAGGGGATCAACATTAAGCATTTGAGCCTCCTGTCAGGTGGGCGTATGGGTCGTTTCGATTTACAGGGGTTTTAGGTGGTGTCCAGCCCTTAGCAATATTCTCGCTATGCTCCTTGGTAGCCCATGTTCTGGCTGCCGCAAAATAGTCTTTGTACGTTTTCCCTTTTGATGCACACCAGTTGAGAATTTTATCTTTGAGTTTAAGTTTGTTTACGGAAGGGGCGTTATTCAAAAACCAATCATTCAGTTCTGAGAGATCAGAATCTTTGAAATTTTGTAAGGCACTCTTTTCTTTCTTATCTGTTCTGTCTGTCTTGTCTGTGGCACGATGAGGCATTACCTCTGGCTTGCCTATGGCAGAATTAGCATTGATATTATTATACTTTTCAGCTTTTGCCTTTCCACCTGCGGCTGATTTATTCCGATGACGTTCTGATCTTTCATGTTGATCTGATAGAACCTGATCACATTTTTTGTGTCTCAGAACGCCTTTGTCTTTTTTGAAAAATGCCAAGACCGTGCCTGATATCTGCCCAAACTCTGCCTGTGGCATGCCTACAATACGTGAGAGAGCTATCTCATTATCAGGCAATGGCAGTTTCGTTTCCATGTAATGATCTATCAGGCGACGATAAACACCATCTTCCAGCGGTGAAAGATGTAGCGTGTCTGCTCTATAACGAGCGGGAACCCAAGGGTACCAATATTCTTGCATTGTAAGCCATACTTTCTTTTTCCATACTAGACTAAAATTAAGCGTTCACCCATATGGGAGGTGATAAAGGATGTCTTACGTCCACCGCTATGACCAGAGAATAGCAGTTGGAAACCGCCTGTCAATATAATTATTGTGAACTAACTGCATTTTTTCGATTTTGAATGAAAATCCCCAACTATGACACCAGAAGAAATAAAAGCAGGATTGGAAATCGTTAAAATGGCCAACGAATGGGCAAAACTTATATTTGCTGACTCGGCCAAGCAATTCGGAATGCTTTTAGGTGATATGGTTCACCACAAAAGAGAATCTATGAAAAGAAACTGGGAGTTAACTTCTGGTAAAATTCATACGATTATAATCGAAGAAAAAGTTGTCCCGAAAGAAATTAGCAGCAAAGCATTAGTCCCTATGATAGAGGGCATTCAGCTTGAGGAAGACGATGATCTTCAAAATATGTGGGCAAGTATGTTTGTAAATTATGTTGACTCATCAAGAAACCTAAATGTGGTAGTCTACCCCAATATCCTAAGGCAGTTATCAACCAGCGAAGTGCGGATTCTTAAATATCTGAGTTCCGAGAAAAGGCCACATTTGTATAGACACTTTAAAGGGGAAGGCCCATGTCCTTACACGGACGAGGAGGTCAACAATCTAGTACGACTTTCTTTAATAAAAGAAATCCTGGAGCACTCATATAATACGAAGAAAGATGCAACCGGGAGCATTCCGAACTTCGTGAAAACGAAACAGACAGGGAGGTATCAACTGACGGAATTTGGCGACGACTTTCTGGATTCCTGTCACCGAACGGAAATTGATCAACTGGAAAAAATTCGCAGAAAATCTGGCCGCAGATGATCGCATTACTTACTTCACCCATGAATAAAGTTTAATGGGTTCAGGTAAACCTTCCAGCTTTTCACCGTTAGAGATAAATAACACTTTGGCAGGATACTTGTAATCCCCAACGTGCATTTTCTTTTGCGGCCACTTGTTAAATTCGGCTTCATCGGTTGGATAAACCGTCCAATTGTCAGTTTCTGCACAACCTTGAACAAACGCTACAGGGCGGCCAAATGTGAAAAAGCAATAATCCATTATAGCATTAATTGGAACGTAAGTGCTTTCAATGGCCATGTAAGTCAGGCCGTACATTCCACGTCCCTCCGTGAGATCAGGGCCATGGACGATATAGAAAAATTTAAGTGATTTCTTTCTTTTTATTACGGTCTCTTCATAATTCTTGCATTCCGTTTCAGTGGCAAAACGCTTTCCATCGTCGGCAATATAGACGGTTGAGTTTTCGGTTTTCATGATGACCTCCACAGTCATCCACAGTTGATAAGGGCTGGCGGCCTTGACCTGTGGAACATCAAGCGAGGGTATGACCACCGCCACGAATAAAATATATCACACGTTCTGATACTGTCAATAACATTTTTGAAATAATATTGGATACTATCATATTCCTTCGTAACTTTCTGGCTCACATTAAACATACACTCGAGATGGAAGACATCAAAAAAGCCCTGAGTTACTTTGTCAACAAGGATATGCTGGACAAAGAAGAATTCACTAACGAAGTTTGGCAAAATGAAATCGGCCCTGCTATTGTTTTGTTAGAAAAAAAGGATTGGCAAAAGGCCATTATTCCAACGAGGAGGATTATCCGATAGCGGGTGATTTAACGCTTGCTGGTAAGGAAGCAAAGTCGAAATTTAAATAAGCCAATGCACTTTTTAGATTAGCCCGATAGTTTATCTGTCGGGCTTTTTAATTTAGTGCAATGACAACGGGACAAATACTGCTAACAAGAACACCATCAGTTCCACATGCCGGATCAACAATGCCAGAAGAACAAAGCGACCTTTACTTTAATTAAGTACTTGCACAATTAAATAATGCTTTGTAATTTTAACCATCAATTTGATGTTATAATACATATAACAAGTGCTGTATGAGTAACAATACCACATACAGCACCCGATTAAAAATCATCTACTTCTTTCGAAACCAGTCGATAAAGTACTTGATAATGTCCCAAACCGTCGGCACGACGGCAAGGAAAGCGGCCTGCTCCAGCGGAGACAGCGACCGCCACAAACGTAGCAGTTCAATAAGTGCCATTGTCGAAGATGGTCATTTTTTTAGGGGTGATGTTTCCAGCATCATCCCTTTCGTTTGATCGGGCCCCATAACCGATATAAAGGTACAAATTCATATCAGATCTTCGTGGTAAACAATGTTTACTTTTCATCAAAAAATGTATTGGTAAATTGATTATCAATACATTACATTGTAATCAAAGCAGTCGATATTTTGAAAATTGCAAAATCAATTGGAGATTATTTTTCAGCGAGGTGACTAGAACTACCCCTGTCAACCATGATTGCCGTGATCTGGTCTTCAATACCCCCTTGTAAGTAGTAGTCTTCCTGCTCATTCGTGTAAATCTTCGGGAACGGCTGCTTCCGTCTCTTCCTGTTGCCACGCTTGTTGATCTCGCGTTTAGCGTTACCGTGCTTTATTTCTTTGATGGTCATTTCTGTTTAATCCTGATTTCCACCCGTGGATTGTCTTTGTCCACTCCTACATGATCCCACGATTCGCTGTCAACAATTTCGTAGTTATCGTCCAGGATTACCCCTTGGCTTACCAGATAATCCGTCACTGCTTTGAAATATGATTGACCATCACGCTTACGACGGCAGGGCCAAGCGAATGTGTAATGGATATGCACTTTATCGGATATTCCCTGTTTTTCCAGTATCGGGCAACTGGCCTTCCATTCCTTATACTTTTTGGAAGGGAAACGTTGCTGATTTGATCCACCACCGAAAAGAGAATTAACGCTCGGCGGGAATGGCAGTACGATTATCATTCAACGGATAGAATAAGGTCTTTCACTTTGACCTTTCCCTTCGTGGCCTTTTCAATCCTGAGCGCCATCTTGTAGTTAGGCTGGATACCGCGCATCACCCGGTAAAGGCTGGCTGGATGCTTGTACCCGACTTCTGCGGCGAACTTTGCGGCGCTGATATTCTTGGATGTGAGGTATGCCGATAAGGGATGTGTATTCTGATGGGTCATTCCCTATGGTTAGCTTTTACGGCTCTAAATGTCAAGCAGAAAATTATTTTCGCTTTCGTGCATTTTGTTGTTGACATCCTGTATCTGCTGCGGCTACTGTGATTAAGACCAAGGAGAGAAAAATGTCAAATGTAATCCCAATCACAATCCTTCAAGAACCTCTTGAAATTGAGCTTAATGCCTTATTAAGAACTGCCGTTTCCGTCATCCGTCTCGGTAAGGCCATGAATAAAAAATGCCCCATCCAGTACCGCCAGACACTTACTGCTATTCGTGAGATGTTTGATGAGGAACTGAAAGAAATTGAGAAGGAGGCTGCATAATGACCGAAGTAAAATACCCTGAGACGCTGGAAATGGCTATGCTGGCCGTTCAATCGGAACTTACGAATCCTTTGAAAACTGCCGCAGCCAATTACGGCAAATACGCTACCCTTCCAGAGATTAGAGATTTGGTAACCCCAATCCTTGCGAAAGTTGGCTTGTATATTATTCAAAATGTAGATTTTGATGAAATAAGACCGTTTTTGTTAACGGGGATTGTCCACGCTCCTACGCAGAAGATCCTTTCATCCCGGATGCCATTGGTGCTGGATAAACAAACAGCACAAGGAATGGGATCGGCCATTACATACGCCCGCCGCTATGCCCTGTGTGCTATGTTGAATATTGCAGCAGACGAAGACGATGACGGTCAAGCTGCGGAGAAACCAAAAGCAAATAAACCTGCTCCAAAGCCGGAACCTGTTTCACCTGAGCGCCTTGCTGCAATCATTCAGTATATCAATGATTCGAAGGATAATGAAACGGTCAAAAAACTTCACGCCTCCGCGAAAGAAGAATGTATGAAAGCCGAGGATGAAAAATCCTATAATCAGATTACAGAAACTGCTAACAAGAAACTAAAACAACTCAAAGGAGAGTAAACATTGACCAAACCAACTAATGTCGGCGGTGTCGCCGGAGAACGTTTAATCCTACTGATAGAAAGAATTGAACGCCTTTCTGAGGAAAAAGCCGGAATTGCAGCGGATATCACTGACGTGTATGCCGAAGCTAAAAGCGCCGGATTTGATACAAAGGCAATGCGCCAGATTGTTAAGCTGAGAAAAATTGACCGCCAGAAACGCCAAGAGGAAGAAATGATCTTGGAAACCTATAAATCAGCACTAGGCATTAGTTAGAAAACCTGCTATAAACGAGAAAGACGGCAGCGACTAACTGACCGTCTTCTCTAAACCCACGCATGGAGGTGCGTAGTGCCTGATGAATTATTATCATACCACGATGAAGAATGGAAGCCGATATTCGGCTTTGAAGGATGCTATCAGATTTCTAACTACGGTAGAGTGAAGTCTTCATCAAGGATGGTGAATGGCCCGCATGGTTTCAAGACAAAGCATGTCAGGGAAAGGATATTAAAATCAGCAGACTTCGATGGATATCGCCGGTTCACCTTAAATTATTATAATGATCCTAACGGAAAAGTAAAGACTTTCCGAGCGCATCGACTTGTCGCAATGCACTTCATCGATAACCGTTTTAACTACCCATATATTAACCACAAAGACTTAAACAGATCAAACAATCATGTTTCAAATTTAGAGTGGTGCACCCAAAAACAAAACATGGATCATTTTTGGAGTACGGGCTTGGGAAAGATTGGGGAAGGTGCTTCTTGGTCTAAGCTTACCGACGATCACGTAAGGGATATTAGGAGAAGGTTTCAGGCGGGAGAAACAAAATATAAAATTGCCAAAGACTTTAATATATCCTGGACTGCCATACATAGGGCAATAATTGGTCGTTCATGGAGCCACGTAAAATAACAACAACAATGGAGAATGAATAATGTCATCAGTAAACAGCGTAACCCTACTTGGTCGAGTTGGTAAAGACCCGGAAATTCGGACTTCACAGTCAGGATCACGATTTGCAAGCTTCTCGGTGGCGACTTCTGAAAGCTGGAAAGAAAAATCCAGCGGCGAACGCAAGGAACGTGTGGAATGGCACAACGTCTCTGTTACGAATGACGCGCTTGTCGGGATAGTTGAACGCTTCGTTAAAAAAGGCTCCAAGATTTATCTGGTCGGCCAATTGCAAACACGCAAATGGACGGATAACAGTGAGGTTGATAAATACAGTACTGAGGTTGTCCTGAAACCGTTTAAAGGCGAACTGGTTCTTTTGGATAGCAAGCCGGACAATCAGCAATCCGATAACGGCGCCGCTTATTCAAAGGCGCAAAACGAGCCATCAGGATTTGCTAATGATCTGGATGATGATTCGGAAATTCCTTTTTAGGAGGTTGTGCGGTGAAGGTTTGTACTGTTTGCAATCTCAATAAAGAAATATCACTGTTTTATAAACATGCTGGCAACACTGACGGATACTTAAATCAGTGCAAAGAGTGTGTCAAAGCAAGGGTTAATCTTCGTTACAAAACCTGTTTTGATAAAATACAGCAATATGAGAAGAAACGTGCAAACCTTCCTCACCGGGTAAAAGCTAGGAAGGAATATGAACAAACTGAGGCCGGAAAGAACTCTCTTACCAAATCTAAGCAAAAATATATTGAAAATAACCCAGAGAAACGTGCGGCTCATATCACTCTTGGAAACGCAGTAAGAGATAAAAAGATTATCAAAATGCCATGTAAGGTATGCGGTTCGGATAAAGTCCACGCCCATCATAATGACTATTCTTCACCGCTAGATGTAATTTGGTTATGCCCTAAACACCATTATGATCTTCACAGGAGCGCATCTTGACCGATAGCAAGACCATTATCCTGCGTTCCTCTGAGCAGTCCGATTATGCGGTAAAACTCATAAACGGGCTGCCAAAGGATCACACGAATCCGAAATGGACGGTGACAATTGAGAAGTATTCGAAACAAAGAAGTACGGCTCAAAACTCATTGTACTGGAAATGGTTAGAAGTTATTTCAAGCTGCAAGCCTAAAAATATTCTCATGACCCGTGAGAAATGGCATTACGCTTTTGCAATTATGTTTCTGGAACCTGTCGAAATTCCTGATCTGAAAACCGGGGAAATAAGACATTGCCCTCAGTCTACAAAAGGTTTAAATACCGGAAAATTCACTGAATACTTGAACCAGATTGAAGAATGGTCTATTGGTGAGGGCATTATCCTGCCCCACCCTGACGATCTGATTTGGTGCAAATAATGAACGGCGCTCTTTGGTTCTGGTCAGTGGTCGGTGCAATAATCATTTTCAACATAAGAATAGTAAAGGAAGAAGAATGACGGCGTGTATGTTTTTAATTATTGGACTGTTTTGTTATTGGTGGGGTTGGACAAGGGCGCATTCAGTTGTAGCCGAAGAATGTAGACGGCTTGGATCATTCTATGTTGGAAAATGTACTTTTAAATGTATTGAGATAAAAGACTTGGAACAGGAGGGTAAATGACACATGAATTAGACGGCATACTTTACACCTCTGTAAGCCATTGGGGATTGTTCATTGTCCCGAATTAAACCAAAACGTGCTACTGACGCTGGATTTCTTATGTTCCTCCGGTCGCTCCCATGTTTGTGTACGGGGGTGATGGGGAATGTGACGGCTCATCATTTAATGGATACTGGTTTACGGGGGATGGGGTTGAAAAGCCCAGACAGATATTCAATCCCCCTGGACTGGAAAGTCCATGATATGTTGCACCGGGCGGGCGATGAAACCCTGTTTCTGGCTGGATATGAGGTTTTTGAGGCAAAAAGTATTGCAGACCAGTTCTATGAGAGTTATTTGAATAATGACTATGACGGGTGCTATGATTATATAATTAGACGGTTCCTTTAAGGAGGAAATATAATGGCTTTACCATACGAAAACGCGACATCCGGCGACAAGGCTATGGGTGAAATTCAAAAGATTTTACAAAAATTCGGTTGTCAATCTTTCGGCCACATGATTGATTTTGATAATAAAAAATTACTGGTTCAATTCCGTTACCGGGACATGCCGATTAGCGTTGAAGCTTCAATGGCGGGCTATGCGGCGTCATGGTTAAAAGAACACCCATGGTCAAGCCGAATGAGATTAACCCGACCTCAGCATGAACGAAAAGCAATTGATATTGCAGGAATTGCGGTGTATTCGATATTACGTGATTGGATTAAAGGTCAGGTCATGGCAATTGAAACAGGGATTTTGAGCTTCGAGGGTGCATTTTTAGGCCAAATCCTCTTGCCATCTGGCGATACCATGCTACAACATGTGACAAATAATAATGTTTTAAGAATAGGAGCCTAATCTTGACCGACCTTCACGACCAGATCACAGGTAAAATAATCGAACAGTTACAGGAAGGTCAGGCCCCGTGGAGACAGCCTTGGAAGACAGGGATTTCCTTCGGTATGCCAATGAACGGCGTTACAGGCAAGCCTTACCGGGGGATTAACGTCCCTTTATGCTGGTATGACATGCAGCAAAAGGGCTTCCAGAGCAATGAATTTGCTAGTTTCAAACAGTGGGCAGATAAGAAGGAATACGTCCGCAAGGGTGAAAAGGCCACTCGTATCGTTTATTACGACACGATTGAAAGGAAAAAGGACGATGAAATCCAGAAGATCCCGTTTCTAAAAATGTCTTTCGTATTCAATAAGTGCCAGTTGAAATCCTATAATCCCGAGCAGGAATTTAAGGAAGAGACCGACCTGGTAACGCGCATCAAAAATGTCGATGCCTTTGTCCAGAACACCGGCGCATGGATCAATCACTGGGGTGTGCAAGCTTTTTATAACAAAAAGGACGACTACATTCAAATGCCCGCATCGGTCATGTTTACCGGCACGGAGACACAATCTCCCACGGAAGCGTTTTATTCGACAGAATTACACGAGCTGTCCCATTGGACAGGCGCGGAGAAACGCTGCAATCGAGATTACGGGAAAAAATTCGGTGATAAAGCCTATGCCTTTGAGGAGTTGGTCGCCGAAATATCCTCAGCCTTCCTCTGTGCAGAATTGGAGATTGCAGACGGCCCTCAGCCGGACCAAATTAACTACCTCAGTCATTGGCTACCGATGTTAAGGGAGAACAAAAACTGCATCTTCACCGCTGCCAGTGCCGCCACGAAAGCAGGGGATTATCTGAAAGGCTTGCAACCCTAAATCTCACGGTCTTTGTCGAGATCCTTTGGTTTGAAGTTATCCATAAACCTTTCCTTCTTGGCCTCAGTCCTCCCGGCTGATAAAGCTTTATAAGTGAATGACTTTTGGAATTCAGCACTAGGCTGATTTTTCATTAATTGCTGGAATCGCCCACCCTTTTCAAGCTGATAACCGACGTTAAACCACTTCTTAATTTCTTCGTTCACTTTCTCGTCGTCCACTTTTTCATCGTTCATGATCGCGGTCTTTATCGGTTTTTTTAAACTTAGCCATAAAGGCAGCCATTCTGCTTTTCTTTTCCTCGGCGGCGGCATTCTCCTTATCCCGCTTCTCTCTCCACGCTTTTTGCTTTTTTAATAATTCATCATCCTGAGCTTTCCTCTGACTTCGGTGAATGTCTTCTTTAACTTCATGATGCGCCTGTGTACGGGCGATTTCATCCATATCCTCCTGCGTAAGCATCTTTGATCGCTTAACGTGGTCATCGATCTTCATTTGCGCCTCCTTCTGATAGTCAGGAGTTCCCGGCTGTTCAGGCTCCTTATTGACGAATTCGCTGTTGTCGCGAAACTCGCCCTTCAAGTGCTCATGATACATATCGTCCATTTCTTTATCGGTAGGCATATCAGAATGGGTTTTTGGCGTGTTTATCTAAAAATGCATCAATGCTGTCAATGTCGTAAAGGATCATCTTCGGAAAGGGTTGGGTAAATCGGATCTTCCCCTCATCACGGAGCTTCTGTAATGTTGTCTTACTGGTAATCCTCATGTATCTCATGGCTTCCTCGCCATCGATCCATTTATCGCGCTTGTTGCCTTTTGCATTGACAAACGCTTGCTCAATTATCCGTAAAAAGTCTTCCTCCGTTAAGCTCATACATAAATTCTAATAATGGCATCAAGCTTAATACATGGTAATTTGGATAGTTCAACATATCCAAATGCCACAATGGGATAAATGTCTGTCTGCGCGGCGAGTCATCGATCAGTCTGACTTTCATGCAAACAAGCATGTAAGCTTCTCCCACTTTTTGATATCCTATATAAAAATAATGGGTGCATATCGCATCTGTTTTAACTATCATGCGGTTTAACCATTTAAAACCGAATCCAGAGCATCGTCGGCGGTCTTGTGAATGAAGTTATTCTGGTATGAAATCGTCGTTGTGATGCTGCTGTGCCGGTAAAGCTTTTGAAGCATCTGGGGGCTAATTTTATCCCCTGATATGTTTCCAAACGTATGACGGCTGATGTGGTTGGTTAGGGGTTTTTCTATTTTAGCCATCTCTCCTACCTTCTTTAAATATTTATTCAGAGTTTTTACCGAGTACGATATCTTCCTTGCTACCGTGTATTGATCGGAAAAATCCTCAACAACCTTCAATTCCGGAAAAATCAACCCGTGCCCTGGCTCGTCGTTTTTGTACTGATTAAGGATATTTACAACCTTGGCCGGAATCTTTAAAGAACCGGGTTTATCGTTTTTACCCATTGAATAAAATAATCGATCATTCTGAAAATCAGACCATTTCATCCGAAGAACGTCTGAGATCCTCACACCGGCGAAGTAAAAGGAAAATAGAAATATATTCCGGGCATGGTTCAGCTTCGGCACGGCGGATAGGTCAAGCTGTTCGATTTTCTCAACCTCCTGCTTTGTAAGTCCGATTTTCGTTGACTGAGGTATTTTGATCTGGATCTTCCGTCTTCCAAAAGGATAGTTCTTTACATCCGCAATCTCCCCTAGTATGGCCTGATTATAGATCGTCCTGATCAATATGAGGTGATTGACGATTGTACGCTCACCGAGCTTCTTATCGCCCTTTAAATGCGCCCTAAACCGGTTTAACAGAGGGACAGTAATCTCAGAAAAGTCAATGTCTCCGGTTTTCAGGAATTCCCGGAAGTTTTTCAACCGTGAGAGGTCGGTCGGAACGCGGTTATATTTCCCCTCCTTCCGCATGTTCTCGACGAATTCATTAGCGACCGCAAAGAACGTCACTCCCTTTTTCGGTTTTATTTTTGTGGCAACCAACTTCGCGGAAACGTCTTTCTTCTTGGCCTGTAATTCGAGGCTGGTGTCGCTGGCCTCGGCAAATTTCTGCGCAATTAAGTTGTTAAGCCTCACCGAGTTTTGGTGGGATTTCTTAACTTTACATGCGACAGCATCCCAGTCTTCAAGTTTGACACTTTGACCGATATGGATGTAAGAAGATTTACCTTCTTTGCTGATTCGGATAGCAATAGGAAACGTCCCATCCTTCTTCGGGGCATTGCGAATTAGCACTTTTATACTTGTTGACAT